TTTAGGATTGTTGACTGAATGCCATTGTAACCAGAAACATAAATTGCAGGACCCGATGCAGCAATAGATGTATATACGTGGCTTGATGAAGGGTGAGTATATATAGGAGATGGTAAGGATGATGCAGATGAAGATAGTTCATAAATCTTATTATTTGCACATAGAACAATACGTTCTTTTACATATTCCATTGTTGCATTTGTAAGCAAAGTTCCAGCATCAAAGAACATAGTTGTCTCAGCATCTGAACTAGATGCAGTTAATGCTTTCTTATACATATACATTCTTGCTGGAGTTCCAGGTCTATTGGTTACAAAATATGCGTATGTTCCATCATCACAAATTGCATATACTGGGTAATCTGAACCAGAATTATAGTCTTGGAAATGTGTCACAGTTCCATCTACTGCAATCTTATCTACATCATATTCATCGTGAAGTAGAACTCCAGATGTAGAACCCCATTTGATAGAACGTATGTGCTGCTGTGCTACGCCATTAGATGCAATTGGTCCAGTGGTAAGATGAGTAGATGTGCAAGATGAGAGCAGTGTTACCTGACCTTTAGTCCAGACATCTAGCCCCTTGCTGTCAGCAAAGCGGTAGTGTCCATTCTCATCAGTAGTTGCTGGGTCATAGAATTTAATTCCAGAACCAGAGTGGAACGATGCTTGGCTACGAATCCACCAACCAGTCAGAGACTGCTCGCCAGGTTCAGTACCATTGTCGAACTGTTCCTTACGAAAGGGTGCAGTCTGACGGACATAAGGGCGTGAGTCATTGATGGCATAGAAGAATGGGAGTCCACCAATGGCTACGTCATAAGACATATCGGTGTTCTGCCAGATTGCTGTAGATGAAACTACACCAACGTCAACTGCGATAGAGCGTTCGGCTCTACCGTCCGTGATGTCCCGACCCGCCATAGCGTACCTCCAAGGTATTTACTTAAGTGATATAATTAATGTATGAAAGTTTGCACAAACTGCAGTGAACTTAAACCGCTATCTGAGTACCATAAAAACAGCAAACGTTCAGGTCAAGTGAAAGAAGATGCTCAGTGTAAAGAATGTACATCTAGTCGAAGAAAACAGTACAGACTAAATAATAAAGAAAAGATACGCGCTGAGAATAAACGTCGTAATCCTGGGTGGGATATAGATAGATATAATCAACAGTTGGAACTTCAGAAAAATTGTTGTGCCATCTGTAAGACAAATGACCCAGGACTATCTGACTGGTGTTGTGACCATTGCCACGATAGCGATAGACCTAGAGGATTGCTCTGCGTTAGATGCAACGCTGGACTGGGGTACTTCAGAGATAACCCTGATTACCTTCAGTCAGCAATTGACTATCTGAATAAATGGCAGGAAGCGACCAGCCACGTTACTCCTTAGATAGAAAGATTAAATTAGATAACTAGTGTTGCTGCTTCGGCTTCGGTAAGTGGTGTTCCTGCTACCAACTTAGCCTTAGCTGATGTCTTAAGTGCAGCAAGTGCTTCTGCTGCTGCAGCTTCTTCAGCCTTGCGTGCTGTTGCTGCTTGAGCGTCTGCTTCCATCTGTGCAATTTCAGCATCAGTAAGTTCGATGATGCTTTCAACGCCAGTCGAGCAATCAATCTCAATACGAGTTGGACGTGTCATTGTGGTTCTCCCTAGTAGTTTATTGAATAGTGCCATTAACTTGATTTAATTCCATATAGGTAGGCGGTTGAGTATTGATAAAAAATTGCGCTTGTAGTATTTGAACTTAAAGTTATTGAAGTTATTGCTGCGGTAGCCGTAAGTAAGCCTGCAAATAATTTTGAATAAGCGGTTGTTGCGTTGTTTTCTTCTACTCCATCACTTGAAAATGATTTAGCAGTTGAACCTGTATAATTTGGAATATAAATTTCGGCGTTGCCAAATGTGTTAGCAGTTCTTGAAGCATTTTGATTTACTGAATAACCAAAAACACCTTGCGATGTTGAACTATCTGTTGCGCTTTGAGCAAGTGCCCCAGTTCCTTGTAATCTAATTGCAGTATAACCCGTTGTGCTTGAATTGAATTTAAGAAATGCCTGATTATCATCGCCATCTCTAATACTTAATTTTAACAATAAATCTGTATAAGTTTGAGGAATACTAGAAAACGTGATACTAGAAACCCCACCAGAGCCAACTGTGCTAGACGATATAAGTTCATATGTGTTTGCCATTATGCCGCCGCGATTCCGTAAAGGGTCATTGTTGTGCCAACTGCAAAATTTGCACTTGCATCATTACCAACTTGAATTGTAGTAATCGCAGCAGTTGAACGCCACAAGCCTACAATTGCTTCTGCTGCATCAGCAGGGGCATCGCCTCGCGTAATGACTGTTTTATATGTTGTTGAATTTGCGTAGTTCATAATGTTGGCTCTGTTCATTGTTCTATTTCCTGAACGCCAAGTAGCCTGTCGGTCTATTCGTAGAAATGTCACATTTGATTCTCTTTGACTTTGTGCAGCAGTTCCAGTTCCATAAACATTTGTTGAAGAATAATTGGAACCAGTATCACCATTCAAACGAATCCAGGCATCAAAACCAGTTGAATCAGCTCCACCATTGACAATCAAAATGAGGTCTGTGTAAGTGCTAGGAATGGAAGAGAAAGTGTAAGAAGTTGCAACACTTGTAAAAGTAGTCGTTGCAATCGGCGTATAAGTTGAACCTGCTGCCATTGTCTGTTACCCCTTAATTCCGTATAGTGCAAATTTACTATTTGTTGCAAAATTTGAACCTAATGTTTTTCCATATCCGCCAGTTGCCGAATGAATTGTAACTGTATTTACGGCATTGGTTGATTTCCAAAGACCAGATGTTAAATAAACAAACTGTTGGGCAACAGCATTTGTATCTATGCCAGACAAGGTTCTAGTAACTTTATATTTATTTGTGTTTTGATAATCTAAAATATCTATAATAAAACTTCCTGGAGTTGTTGAAGCCGTAGAATCTTGAGAGTATAAAAGTCTAATATTTGAATATGAACCTTGCGCTGCTACGTCATCAGAGCCCGCAACGCTTCCATTTCCATATAAGGTATGAGCATAATAGTTTGCTGCACTATCAGAGTTAAGTCTGAGTACTGCAGAAAAATCTGTAGCGGTAGGAATAAAAGTTCCTCTAATTTGCAAATGTTTGTATGTGCTAGGAATTGATGAAAATGTAGCACTTGAAGCATTGGAACCTAAAGTTACAGTAGCAATAGATTCAAATGAACTTGATGCCGCTGCAGTAAGCGAGCCAATTAATCCGCCAAGAATACCCGACATTAAGTTAACCCATTTCCGCTGATAATCCAAGTAGTAGATGCAATTTTAACTGCAGTAGCCATACCAAATGCAGCAAGTGTACGAGAACCTGTAGTTCCTGGTCCTGCTAGATACATAGTGTCAGTTGTAATTGCAATAGTTACTGTTGCACCAGAGCCAGCAATGAATGTAACTGTTGTTCCAACTGGTAGTGCTAAGTTGGCATTTGAATCAATGGTGATTGTACGAGTTGCAGTTGAGTAGATGTGCTTACCAGCATCTGCAGCAGCAACTGTAGCCGCGCCTGTTGTTGTAGCATTTTGAGGCAAGCCCATATAGCCAGCACCAACTGTAGCGGTAGATGTTGTACCAGCAGCAACTGTTGGAATAGTTACTGTACCTGTAAACGTAGGTGAGGCTAGTGGAGCCTTAGTTGAATCACTTGGAACTGCAGTAGCGTTAGTTAAATTAATTGCAGAAGGAGTACCAAGGTTAGGTGTTACCAGCGTAGGGCTGGTAGCAAAGACCAATGAACCTGAGCCAGTCTCGTCAGAGATAACACCAGCAAGTTCTGCAGATGTAGTGGCAGAAAGTGTGGATAACTTATCTGTTGTTACTACCAAAGTCTTAGTTGATGGAATGGTTGTTCCATTAATAGATGTAGCAGTGGCTACGCCAAGTACAGGGGTAACAAGTGTTGGGCTTGTATCTACTACAAATTTAGTACCAGTACCTGTTTGAGAGGCTATAGAGGTTGCGGAACCAACAGATGTGATAGGACCAGTAAGGTTGCTAGGTGCAAGACTTACACTATTAACATAAGCAGTAGTGGCAATTTTTGTACTATTGTCAGAAGATGATGGAGTAGGAGCAGTAGGAATTCCAGTTAGAGCAGGAGAAGCAAGAGGTGCCTTAGTCGCTAACGCTGTAGTAATTGTTGTTGAGTAACTTGCATCATTAGCAAGAGCAGCAGCCAACTCATTAAGAGTATCAAGTGCTCCTGGAGCACCACCGATAAGGTCAGTTAATTCTGTTTGAACATACGCTGTTGTAGCAATTTGAGTTGTATTGGTGTTTGCTGCAGCGGTTGGTGCTGTAGGGGTTCCAGTAAGTGCTGGGCTAGCCAAAGGTGCATATGTACTAGATGCTGTGGCTGTAGCCAATTTAGAATCTAGTTGAGTCTGAATTGCTGAAGTTACGCCATCTACATACCCAATCTCAGTTGATGAGACGGTTGATGAGATACCAAGTTTTGTCCAGTCAATTGCTGCTGCTGTATTAATCTTAGCATTAGTAATTGTATCGTTAGCAATATCAGTTGCAGTGATTGCACCAGTAAGGGCTAACTTAGTCTTAGCAATAGCAGCAGATGCGTTAATGTCAGCATCTACAATAGTGTCGCTGGCAATCATTGTGCCAGTAACTGTGCCTGTATCGCTAGTCTTAATCAAAGTTGCGCTAGTTGGGATAGTTGTACCATTGATGCTTGTGGCTGTTGCTACTCCAAGGACTGGGGTTACAAGAGTAGGGCTAGTCGATAGGACTGTTGCACCTGAACCAGTTGATGTTGTTACACCAGTTCCGCCATTGGCTACTGGAAGAGTTCCAGTCACACCAGTTGTTAGTGGCAAACCAGTTACGTTTGTCATTACACCAGATGCTGGAGTGCCGAGTGCTGGGGTTGTAAGTGTTGGGCTAGTTAAAGTTTTGTTGGTCAAGGTCTGAGTGTTGGTTGTACCGACTACAGCGCCTGTTGCACCGTGCCCTGTTGTTGCTTCAATATGAGTGTTGGCTTCGCGGTAGTCTCTACCGATTGCCATATGTCGCACTACTGCGCCAGCAGAGTGAGCCTGTCCTGTTGAACCGTCAATGGCACGGGTGATGGTTAGTGTGTTAGTACTAACCGCCGTGACATCTACAATTTCTTCAAGCGCTGTATCTGGGTCGATGACAACTGTAAAGGTTTCTCCTGCGGAGATGGTTACACCACCAAGGAGTGCTGTACCTGATACGACAGTAGCAGATGTACCAGATGAGGATAGTGCGCCAGTCAGCGTTGTCTGCTGAGAGCGAGATGAATATTTTCTAGTTGTCATTGCTGGTCCTTATCGGCGGGAGTAGTGAATACGGGGAGGATAGTTCTGCTGTTGTGCCTTGGTCTCTTCGTTAAGGCGCTGTGTGTAAAGAGCATAGAGTTGCTTGGTCGCACTCTGTGATGCACCGTATGGGCGCTTAGAGTCAGTCTCATCCGCCTGTGGGCTGACCTGTGCTGCACGTGCTGGGTCAAGGAATGAGAGCAGACGATAGGCTGTACCAAGAATCACTACGTCCCGCGTTGATTCTGGTAGACCTGTTACTGTTGTGTAAACTTGTGAATTACTTGTGAAAGGTTCTGGGTCAGTAGCGTAGACAACCTTGACTGTACGACCAGAGACAGGTGCTTCGCCTAGAGTAATTGTCTGAACCTGGTCAGTGCCAGATGTATAGCCAAATGCCTCAGGGTTTGCTGATGGGTCTAAATCCCACTTACGAATTGGAACCCACTCTTTGGTTGGTCCAATGCTTTGCCACGAAACTGTCAAGATATTCTTGATGTTCAAGTTAGCGAAAGCGTAGGTAGATACCGCAGCGTTGAAAGTAAATGTTGTTGACTTTACCGCAAAGATGTTTGCTCCAAGGGAGCGGATAGTGTCATTGATTGCACGCTTGACGCTGAAGCGTGGGAAGGTAGGAGAGATAGTTACCTTTGCATCAGCAGTGTGAGTTGCTGCAGTTGTACCAAGGTAGCCACGACCATAGGGAGATACTGTCGCTGTGTTAGCAACACGGTCAAATGAATCTACCCAGAGCAACTCTTCATCAATCTCAAGGATACCCTTGCCTACTGAGTCAGTTGACCCAAGGCTGAGAACAAGTGGCGATGCACTTGTTGATGTAGTCGTAGTTACTGCAGATGTAATGTAAGTGCTACGGTCCTGCTGGAATGTATATCCTGCAAGATTGACAAGCACTTCATCAATCATATTAGTTAGAGTAGTAGTCATTAGGCGTTGATGCTCCTTAACGCAGCAGGGGCTCCGAGCCCAGTTGTTCCAGCAAGTTCATTACAGATTCCGTCAATGTCCTTGAACTTGTCACGCGTACGTGAAGCAGATGCCTTGATGTTCAAAGCGCCCACAGTTGCAAGACCAGTGGTACTAGCCCAAGCATTAGCAGCACCTTGTTCGTCAAGATATTTAGTAATATCAGTAATGCCTGCCAGCCTATTAAGTTCTGCTGTAAGGCTGCTACCTGCTTTGCCTAGTGCCATTGTTAACCTTCCTTAGCGTTTTGGTACAATTAAATTTGATTTCTTTTTCTCTTCTTTAACGCCACCAAAGAATGCATTGTAGTAGTGTTCGTCAAAAGAGAATCTCTTTATGTGTGGAGCAGTCGCTCCTGTGTGTGCATAGACTGGTACATCTGCTTTATCACATAGTGCGAAGAAGTAAATGTCTTCACCTAGGAAATTCTTGCCGTGCCCAATATCTGAAAACAATGGAGCATCTGGCATAACCTTGCGAATACTATCTACCACACTACGGTGCATTAGAACGAATCCCATTCCCGCTGCGCCAATCTTAATTAATTGATTGACTGGCATTGGGTGAATGCGAGTAACTCCTACTGTCTCATCACTTGCGATAAAGTTAAACAGGGTTGGTAGTGGTGTCATAAGAGGTTCTTCTGGTTGGTCTGTAGTGAAGTAAACACCACTGACAATCGGACGCTCTTTGGCATCCTTGCTTTCCCAGAGAAGGTTAAACGTATCTGGACTTACTACTACATCTGAGTCAACCCAGAATAGCCAGTCAGACTTGTTGTTCTCATACCAGTAATTGATTACCTTGTCGCGTTGACGGGCAATCTGATTTCCTGCACTTCGGAGTGTTGTTGTAAACTCTACTCCAGATTTAAGCATAACGTCAGTGACGCCCTGCATAAATTTACCATCAACCATTCCATTATCGCACCAGGCGATTGATACTGTCTCTTGCATTGTCCCCTGCTTTCTTACTTTGCTGCTCTTGGTTTTGCTACGTTTGCCTTTGCAACCTTTGGCTTTGCCGCTGGCTTGTGAATAGGTGCAACGCTCTTGTGGTCCTTAGACATCTTGCGTGTTGACTTTCCTGTGATTATTACTTTTGGCATTTTCTCTCCGTTACTTTTTCTTGGCTCTTGTGTTGTCTACTAGATTTGGATAAGGTCTTCCAGCCTTCTTGGCCATAGCCTTAGCCTTTGTCTTCTGTGCTGGCGTAAGTGGTGTTGATTTCTTATTAGGGTTCTTCTTATCCCAGAATGCTTTCTTCATTACCACTTTACCTTATCTGCCCAGTATGCTGCGCTCATCTTACCCTTTGAGATATTCTTGGCGTGACGCGCTTTGAATGATTTGTTTCTAGCGGAGCCATCAGGTGAACCCTTTACGCCCTGCTGACCAAAACGAATTGTCTTAACCTTTTCTCCTTCTTTAGCCACAACAACATGTGACTTCTTAGGATGGTTAGGCGTAGCCTTTGGCTTGTTGAAGCCAGAGACACCTGCTCGCTTGAGTCTTGGGTCAATCATTTCTTCTTTGCTTTCCCAGCCTGACTGAGAGCAATAGCAATTGCTTGTTTCTTGTTCTTAACAATCTTTGCTTTCTTAGGACCCTTTGGGTCTACTCCAGCGTGAAGAGTTCCACGCTTGAATTCACCCATAACTTTGGCAATCTTTTTATCTGGCTTCTTCATCCTGTAGTCCTAAACTTCATTAGTTCAGCATCTGATGGTTGATGTCCGTATTTCTTCTCGAACACCTTGCGCTCTGCCTCAAGACGCTTCATGCCCATTTCCATTGACTTGGATTGAGCAGTGCGTGCTTGTGTTCCCATTGGGGATACGCGTGACTTAGGTGCTGGCATTTACTTCTTCTTGCCCATCTTCTTAACGACAGCCTTCTTCATAGACTTCTTGCCATACTCCATCATCATTTCTTTCTTGCCTTCAGTCTTTTCGTGCTTCTTCATAGACTTCTTAGATGTGTACTTCTCGCCTTTAACTGACATTATATTGCTCCTAGTTCTTTGAGTACTTCGGTTGATTTCTTATTTATATCTTTTGTCTTTGGCATTGTCTCGGAGTTATACGCCTTACCCAATGTTGCTGACGCTTCATATGCTGCCTCAACGTGGGCACGTGTTGTGCCTGCTGGTTGAATTCCTTGGCTTCTTGCATCTCGGTAAGCTTGCAATTCAGAAGTCCATTTCTTATCAGAGATGTCTCTAGTTGCATCACCAGTACCTAGTTCAAGAGTTCCTATCTTGCAACCAAAGCATCCTTCAACATACTCTGGATGTGCTTGTATTTGATGTAGATTCATTTGTCCCTTACTGTGCTGTGAAGTTTGCCTCTGTCACTCCGACTCCACCAGCAATTAACTCAGCTTTAGCTGTGTCACCTACTGTGTATTCGTAACCGCCACGATAAACAATATCGTAGCTAGCAAGGTCAGAGTCTACTGCATACTGAATAGTTGAGTAGGTAGCACCAGACTTAACGACAGTTACACCTTTGCGAAGATTGGCAAAGTAAAACAATCTGTGCCTACCTGATGGAGCTTCAAGAACATAAGGTGTCTTGAATGTATAGTTTGCCATTGTTCTCCTTAATGAACTTACTGATGAGGCTAGGTTTCCCTAGCCCCACCCGTCAATCAACTAAGCGATTGATGAACCTGATTCGATTCGGTATAGTGCTTCTTCGCGGTAGCGAGCAAAGCCTAGTACGCCGTACCAACCCATTGGGCGGTGACGCATCAAGCGGTCGACAACTGGTCCGATAACTACATGTGGCTCTTCAGCAACTGCTTCTGCAAGCGCTTGCTGTCCAGCGATGATAGTACGGTAGTTGCGTGCAGATGATGCACCGTCTGTTGCGTTGTAGAGACGTGCAGATTCTACGAAGTATGCACCTTCGTAAGTTCCGATTTCTCCTGCCCAGATGCGGTCCTGTGCGGAGCCGTACTGATTTGGAAGGAGCCATCCTGCAGAGCCTGTCTCAGCACGAAGGTCGTGTGAAACTTCTGGGTGGATTCCAGCCCAGTAGAGTGAGCCCTTGCGAGCTACAGACTTAGCTGCACGAAGCTTAGCAACGGCCTTGCGGACGTTAGCTGAAGAAAGTGTAGCAGCTGCTGTGATTGTTGCTGTTGATGTTGCAGTTGAACCTGCGTAGATTACGTTGGTTCCCTGACGAAGTGTTGTCATTGCAACTGAGTCAATTGAATCAGCAAGGTTGAATGCGATGATGTTAGCGATTGCTGGGTCTACATCAGCTAGGCTGAAGAGTTCCAACGCACGTGTCACAAGAACAGAGTTACCATACTCGTTAAGAGTAATGGTTACAGATGTTGGTGTAGACATTGCTACTGCATCTGGGTCTGTTGTTTCTGTGAGTGCAGTTGTTGCTGCTGAAAGGTCAACATAGCGCTGAAGCACTACTGTTGAGCCTGGTGTTGATTGGTTGGTAGGACGCTTGTCTGCGACTGAACGAATGAGTGGCTCTGAGCGGAGTGCAAACTCCAAGAGACGGTCATAAGCCTTCTGTACGAGACCTGCACTACCAGCGGTACCTCCGAGGTTATCGGATGCTGTTGATACAAATGCCATTTAGGTTATTTCCTTTTGTAGTTAGAAACTATGATTTGGTTTGTGAACCGTAAATCATGTTGATAATCTCTTCTGCAGATTGTGCATTGTCGATTCTCATTGACATGTCTTCGGCTCTGTCAGGTGTTATTGCACCTTGAGTAAGGATATCTTGCTGACGTAATGCAGCTCGGTCTACCTCACTCGCTAGAGGTGCTTCCTTGGTAGTTTCAATTCCAAACAAGTCCGCGTTATCGTCAAGCCAGGTATTAACTGACTCTTCACTAACATCGTCCAAATCCTTAAGAATTAAACGTACTGCCTTTGGATTCACACCCTTCTTTTCTAGGACTTCTTTAACGGTTCGCTCACGCTGCCCTTTGGATAATACCTCAAGTTGCTCAGTAAGTTCCTTAATACGCTTCTCATCAGAACGCTTTGCCTTCCGCAACTGCTTTAGCAGATTGCTTCCGTCGCCGTCCTGTGTCGGTGTATCGAGGTCATCGTCTTCTTCATCCCAGTAATTGTTGCTCATAGCAACCACCCTTCTCTCTTTGTTTGTAGTTCGCAGGCCACAACACATACTCGGGGAAGTATGTTGGCTCCTACTCTCGGTCTTTTACGCTATACGGGGCCGATGGGTCCGTATAGGATTCTATTAGAGTATGCCTCTAGATGTATCTTTTGCTTGGTATCTTCCAGACTTTGCGCCAAAGCGCCCTGTCTCAATAGCAGAAAGGTCTTGTCTAGCACGCTTAGCTGAAGCTAGTCCCATGAACTCTTCTTGTTCAGCTTGTACTTGAGTGTAGTCTGCTCCACCAGTAATTGATGATAGGAACTCAGCACGTGGAAGTTTGGCTGCAATATTCTGGTATCCAGTTACAGCTTCGTCCTTCGTGACACCAAGACCCTGAAGAGTTTCGTATCCGACTGTGCCTTGCGTAAGATTCTTGTAACGCTCATTCTGTATTGAAGAAGCAGCTGCAGAGATATCGAGTCCCTGGCGAAGAGCAGCTCCACCAATCTCTGCTGAAGTAACCTTCTTCTGCAACTGAGGTAGCTGCTCCTTAGGGTCAAGCAGCGCACCAATGATGTCACTTGTTGTAAGTCCTGGATAGTATCGCTTGAATACATCAGCTGTATTTGGGTCTCCAAGTACTTTGTCATAAGCCAAAGATACTCGAGTGCCAGCTTCCGTTGGAGATACTTCGTTAGCAATAAGCATTGCGTACTTATCGCGGTTCATAAACTGAGTCAGGTTATAACCCTTGAAAAGCTTCTCGTATGCCTGCTCGTTAGAAAGGTATTCCTTCTCATTAAGAGGGGCTTTGCCAGCAGCAATGAGTGCTTTGTTTGCTGAAAATCTATTTAAGTATTCTGTATTGTATCGTGAGTCGTTCCTAAGGAGCAAGAGAAGTTCATCACCTGTAACTCCAGGATTATCTCTACGAATCTTTGCAATTGTAGCAGCAAGGTCCTTGATTCCATAGATGCTCATCTGTGCAATTAACGCAGCATTTACTGCATCCGATGTTGATGTTCCAGAGTCTGACTTTTTATCAGCTGGTGTTATGATTGGCACATAAGCTGGCCCACCCATAGATTCTGATATCTTGCCAGCGGCTGCGCCAGCAATGTCAACATCAACCATAGATTGATTTGCTTCTGCAATAAGAGCGGCTGCTTCTGCAGCACTTGCCTGGTAATCGGCTACAACCTTAGGCATATAACCTGCAGGAGCACCACCAATAGTAACGGTAGAAACAAGTCGACCTGGGTCATTAGCAGCAACAGTTGCCTGTCGAGCAGCAGCAGTATCTTTCATGATAGCAATATTCTCTGGTGTAGGATTTGCTTTAGCGTTCTGCATAGCCCAGTCGAGTGCTGCCTGTACTGTACCTTGAGCGTTAGACGCTTCTTCTGCTTCTCTAAAACTGCGTGCCATCAGTATCCAGCTCCCGTAAATGCATTCAAGACAGTCTTAAGGTCGTTATTAATAGTTTCCTTATAGTAATCTGTCTTTGTGATTGAGTCTTTAGCCCACTGAGATTGTTCCCATGTAGCTACTGGGACTAGTGTCTGTCCTGCTGCAACTTCTGTTAGGTCAGCTACAGTTGGTGTCTTTCCATAAATCTTTTCATATGACTTAACATATGGAGAGAGAATGTCTTTTGCCTTGAATCCCTTTAGGATTTGGTCTTTGATAGCAGGCATCTGCGCAGCAGCTTGCATGTTAATCTTTTCAATAATGTTATCGTACGCTTGCTTGCTACGAATAGACTTGAGTGCATCAGCATAGATTTGCTTTTCAGATGTTGGAATCCCATTGTCTGCATATGTATTGCGGATGCTACGTAGGTATGAACCTAGGGCTCCAGCCTCAATCTGCATATCATCTTCTGTACCAGGTGTAGCCTTGACAGTACTAAAACGTGCCTGTGCAGTTTGCTCCACATACTTGAGAAAGATGTCTTCCTTGAGTTGACCAATGTTTGTTGTGCCAGCTTTAATCTGTGCATTAGCAACTTCTTTAGCATACTTTGCTGCAAGCTTCTTGTCTGGAGTTATATCGAATAAATCCATGAAACGGCTTGATAGTTCAGCTTCTAGCTCAATTGCTGGGGTTGCTGTGACACCACCACTACCGCTTGTCTTACCAAAGTACTGGCTTGCAAGGGATGGGTTTTTGTAGAATGTGAGAAGACTTGACTTGTAGTCTTGTCCAGTAGAGTCAGCATGAATCATCAGCTTTGTAAGAGCTGAGTAGTCTTCCTTACGGAATGATACTGATGTGCCCATAGACTGAATATAAGCTAGTGTTGGCGCTTCGCCCTTACCGTAAAGGCCAGGAATGCTTGCCATCTGGATAAGAAGGTTTGCTCTATCGGAGTTGTTACCTGCTGCATATACTGTATAAGGGCTATCAGTTGTATACTGAACCTTAGCAGTGACTGGTGTCTCCATGGTATAGTCTTCTATACCCTTGATGCCAGGAATGCGAGATGTCTTTGACTCTAAACCAATTGTTACTTCAGTGCCGAGTGGGATGCCACTGAGACTTGCGCTCTTACCAGAGCCAACGTTTTGAGGTGGATTTCCAGATGTATCTTCTGTTGTAGTCGAAGCTCCAGCTTTCGACTCTTCAGACTTCTTCTTTTTTGCATCAGCTTTAGCTTTAGCTCTAGCTTGTGCAGCTTGGGGCGATAGCGTTGTAGGCATTAGCCCTCCAATTCTGATTTAAAGTATGAGTAGAAGATTTTTTGGAAATCTGGGTACTTAGCAAGTAACTTTATTGCTTCTTGTGCAAGCCATTCACGTTGCGGTTCTGACGCAGTGTTCTTGAATGTCTTCATTCCACTAGCGGTAAGAGCCTTGTAACGTTGTACAAGATATGCACGTGCACCCATGAGAGCTTCAGATTCAGTCAGTGACTTGTCGTTGACAGCACGTTGTAACTGTGAAATTGCTTTGTCTCTCCAAGCAAAATCTTGCTTGTCAGGGTCAAAGCCACGGGAATAGTATGCATCAGTCAGGTTCTTCTTTTGCTCATCGTACGTAGCAGATGACCAACCTTCAGCAACTGAGCGTGCCTGAAGTCTATCCTTCGCAGCCTTATAGCGTACATTGGTTACAGCCTTCATTATTTCTTTAGCGTCCATCTTAGCAAAAGTTCCCTGCATCTGCTGGAACTTATAGAGTACTTGTGACAGTTCTCCATTAGGATAGAATGTTCCATACACATCTGGGTACTTATCAATTACAGATGGATTCTCACGAATCAATACATATGTAGGTAGGTTAGTTGGTTCATATCCTGTAGTTGTACGGATGATAGCAAAGATTTGCTCAGGTCCGTATGTGTCAATGAACTGACCGTAAGCCTTATCCTTGTTATCTCCAACTGACTTCTCGATATTCTTGAAGTCTGTCCACAAAGCTGTAGCTAATACTAGGTTTCCGTCCTTGCTCTTTGCAAGAGCTTCTGGACGCATAGCAAATGGAATTGGCATTAACGCACCAAATACACCACGCCACATGGTAAAGTAACGAGCAAGGTTATCTGCATCCTTAATGAGACGAGCTTGGTCATCAGGATTATCAATGTTGTATGCACCACTTGTCGCCAAGTAGTTCATTGAAGGAGCTAAAGCCGAAGCATACGCTGGCTCATGGCCTGCAATTCCTGCCACAAGGATACGTGACCAGTTAGATGTGAGCAATGCTCCATCAATAACGCCCTTGTTCTTGATATCTGGTAGTCCGTATGGGAATAAGAATCGGTACATATCTTCTTCAAGTGCTGGTGGTAGAAGCTTCAATGGATTCTTGTTGATAGAATCAAGTGCTGCTGCTGATAGCAATAGTCCAGGACCGAAGCCTGGGAAGAAACTGCCTCCACCGAGGGCGAAGTTGAATGACTGAGGTGTCGCAGATAGGGCCATAGGACCTGTTATGCGGGCGTTAGAGCCACCAGGAAGGATGCTCTGTAGTATGTTTGCAGCTAGCGCTGCAGCTGGTACAAAGAACTTCTTTTCGCCTGTTGTAGGGTCAGAGAAGAAGAATCCCTGGTTAGGGTCATAATAGTCTTTAGCATCTGTTAGTTCGTACAGGGCTGATGACTCTGACTTAGATAGCCAGTCTCCAACCTTAACAGCCTTGTACACCTGAAGAGGATTCTCTAGGGCAATCTTGCCCCATGATTCCAAGGTATTCTCCCATGCCTGAAGGAAGGGGAATACTAGGCGTAGTTGATGGAATAAAAGGTTACGCTTGCTAGCATCATAGAACAGTTCAGAGACTTTCTTGTTTGCCATGTTAGCAGCATACTGATGGGCTTCATCTAGGGTTAGTGGACCCTTGCCATCTGCACTCTTAAGTGCTTCCCATACTGGGTGATGGCTTCCTATGTTTCTTCCAGTGACTGGATTACGCAAAGGTATAAGGCTCTTGTTCATAACGCCGTCAACATCATCACGAAGTGATGTAATTGCCTTGTCATCAAGTGCAGTTACTAGACTTCTGATTGCATCCCAGTATGACTGACGCCATTCAGGACCCATTGTAGATGTCTTTTCAAATTGAACTGCCTTAGAGAAGAACGCACTAGTGAGTCTTTCAAACTCTCCTCGGTTCATCTTAAGTGAAGATGTGCGAGATACTGGAACAACCATTCGGATTCCATCCCAGTTACCTAGGTCAGAGAATGCGCTTTCCAAATCATTAGCAAACTCACGGTTTACTGAATCAAATCCAGCACGCTTTGTAAGTGGTTTGCGGCTTAGTTGAGCAGTCTTATCTGCAATTGCTCGTCCCGTAGGGATTGACAATGTCTTTAATCCTACAGTTACTTCGCCGTCAAGGATTAACTTCTTGATTAGCTCTTTACCTTCTCCACCACCTGCAAGTTCTTCGATACGTGCAAGCACTGATACAGCTTCACCGTTCTCATTGGTACCATTGAATAGGTACTTCATGAGTCCGTCCTTGGTGACAGCAAACTCTTTAAACTCAGCATTCTTAGATGCTACAAATCTATCCAATGAAGGACGTCCTGCGCCCTTAAGGAAGTAGTTGACTGTATCCATCTCTTTACCAGGCTTTGTCTTGAGGACAGCCTTAACGAACTCAGAGTTATGTAGGATACGAGCCTGTGATGCAAATCCCTGCCACCAGTTAGGGTGTCCGTAGACTTCCTTCTGATAACCAATTGCACTTAGAATCTTATTTATCTCTCCGTCACCTGATGCTCCGAGTGAAGACTCAGCCATGAAAGATACATATGGGTCAAGAATATCATCAGCAATAACTTCAGCATTGAACTCTTCAGCAGATGACCCACGCTTAAAGTTGTTACCATGTACGTCGTGGCGTACTTCGTCTAGCTGGTTAAGCAATGCTTTCCACTTAGGTCCACCGTCGCGTCCAAGCCACATAGCCATGGCACTGAGTGGGTGGTTAAAGAATGATACATGGCCTACACCGAATACACGAATCTGCTCTTCAATAATGTTACGGCTGATGTAGGCTGGGCGGACCATAACCGTCTTCTTCCATACATTGTTGAATACGCTTAGTGCGTCAATCGGACGGCCTGTAACCTTACCGATGATAGATGTTGTACGTAGTGCATCCTGAATTTCTTTAGGACTTGGAATAAATACGAACGAGTTAAGCAGTTCAGAGTCTAGGTGAGAAGAGTGAAGTGTAACTTTCTTACCATTAGATAAACCAAACACAATGTCTGCGCCCTTTGCGTGGCGCTCTGCCCAATAAGCTGCAGTATCTGCACGCTCAGTCTCAAAGATGCGGGTAATCTTACGGAACTCCGCCAATTGCTCGCCAGTAAAGCGAGATGCGTACTTATCAAAGATTGCATCAAATAAACGTGCAGATGCCTGGAATCCAGACTTAGATGAGTCTGTTGCAAAGGCAACTTCGTTAATAATCTTATCAAGTGTAGGTTTATCTAGCTCCATTGAGCGACCAACGTTGTTAACAACCTCAATAAGTTTATCTTTGTCAGCTACATGTACAAGAGTACCACCAGCATCGGGAAGAAAAGCGTCATACTTGCGTCCGATTGCTACAATCTTCTCGCCAAGTGGCATACGCTTTATAGCTTGCGCTGTTGCGCCTGTCAATGAACGCGATGTCTTTAGAACTGTACCCTTTTCAAGGCCAGTTAGTTCTTCGAATCTACGACTGAACCGTGTTCCCTCTTCTAGGGAGCGTTGGATAACCTTGCCGTCTGCGACGAAGGGTGCAATTGCCTCTAAAACCTGCTGACGGTCCGTAGCCTTTGCTAATGCAACTGCTTCGTCTACGGTTAAACGTCCCTTTGACAGCTTCTGAATCTTACGGAAGTCATCAATGTCTGCAATTGCGTCAATAATGTGGCTGCTCTGTGGGCCTGAAAGGAATGTTGCGATTGAATCGTAGTCAATTTTGATACGACCAACCTCATCACGCACTTTTGCCATAGCAGCAAAGTTCTTAATGTACGCATCTACCTTTTCTGCCTTAGTTGCAGTGGTTGCTACGTTCATCGCTTCGATAGATGCGTTAGTTTTTGCTACAAGAGTATCTAACTGAGCTTGAAGAACAGTTGCCTTCTTAGCAGCCTTAGCTGCTGTAATACCCTTTGACGCTTGTGCAGCAGTTTGCGCTTCTCTGAGTGACTTAGCAACTCGTCCATACGCAAGAAATGGGTCAAGTGCTACTGATACACCAATGTCACCAATTGCATCAATGATGCGTGCAGCATCAGATTCAGGATGTCCACCTGTAAGTACGTATGATACTGGGCTCAGAAGTGAGTATGGTCGGTAGTATGTCTGACCATCTACTTCAAATGCAATCTTGGAAACTTTCATCTGCTCTTCTCGAGCCTTGAATCCAGCACCCACTTCTTCACTTGGGAAGAATCCTGAACCGATATCCACTTTACCGTCTTGAATACCCTGCTTCATAATCTGAAAGACTGTTTGCTGGCCTAGGAGTTCCTTGCCAACCTTCTTCTCAATTGCAAATGGTTCTGCTGCTAGCAGGCCAAGCTCTTCTCGAGTCGCACCCTCCTTAAGAGGATTGCCAAGCCAGTCAACTTCACCAGCTTTTACAGCGTTCCATTCTTTACCAGCTGCGTCTATCGCGCTTCGAAGAGGAGCTGCAAGTCCTTCTACAACTGCGTTGCTTATAACCACGCCACCACGGGAGATGCCCTTTAGGCCAGTCCAGAGTAATCCCCAGCCAGTCTTATTAAAACGCTCAGTTGAGATGCGTGCTGACTCTTTTTGAATATCAGCTAAACGCTGTGCTTGAGTCTGCGCATCAATATCAGTGAGCGTCTTAACGAGTGGATTGTCAGGCATAGCACCATTACGTGCAAGACCTGCAACAATACCAACTGATGCGTTAGGATTAGTGCGTAGAATTTCACGCGCTCTAAATCCTTCTTCACCAGTAATCATTGCTGACGCTTTTGCGATGTCAGAATAGTCAGCTTGCTGCTGAGTTATCTGTCGT